ATGGCTTAATCTATTTAAGTAAAAAGAAATTTTTGTGGGTCACTCCACCTACTTCTTGCCCAATTGCAAACAAGAAGATTCAAATAAACTGCTTTTGAGTCGCAAGATTATTAGGAGCTAGGGTTTGGTTGTTGTTAGATTTGTGTTCTTGTTTCCCTTTTTCAAGAGTACCAGGAATGTAGAGAGGGGGAACTCCAATTGGATAACCTAACGAAAAGCAATCGGAAAAGCCTCGAAAAATAGTGAAATTAAAGGTCGTTGAGGCTTGTAACTCTCTGATTGAGTAGAGGATGGCCTGAGGATGTGAGATATCTTCCCCAGTGAAAGGAGTTGGATACAAAGGCACAAAGGGTACATTTGCATAATATGGGATCTCAACTTCGATGAATGGCTTGTAGTCTGAAAGATACATGGCTGCGCCTTCAGATGTGTAAGGATAGTAGGCATAACCATCACCAATAGTTCGGATCCAGTCTCCAGGAACATAACTTTCAACGTAGAAGAGGTTATTTGCGTCGGTGTATGTAGCACCAGTTTGACAATAAATACGCAATCTCCAATTTCCACGACAGTAGTTAAATGAGCGAAGTATTCTTGAATGGAGACCATGTGTCTGTGATATATCAGCAGCCCAGGGGTTGACAGTAGCGCATAAGTTTGAACCTACGCCACCATCTGAGGCTGTGAATCGAGTGTAGTAATCTAGACGGTGTCCAATTTCTTTCCAATTTCCAAGAGTTTCTCCTTGCATAGCACCATTTTCACAAATGATTTTGGCGTCTACAAGGGTAGGGAAAGGTCTCTCAAAAAGTTCTCTAATCAAGTGAACTGGGGTGGCAATGTCTGAAGACATGTGGGCAACTACATTTGGTCGTGTAGGAGGCATCTTCTTTCCATTCTTCCACCCAGGGTCAGTAGGGTTTGGACCATAATTGACAGGTAAGGTTCGTGGGCGTGCAATTTCAAAGTCTTCAGCACCAGAGACGAATACATTCATGTATACAGTGGAGTCTCCAGCGTAGGTAGAAAAAGTGACAGGGTTGACAATGAAAAAGTAGAGTATACCATTGAAACCTTGGGATGATCCAGGGGTATTATTGCAAGCAGCTTGTGGACTGAGAGTGGTCTGCCACATAGTATCTTGCAAGTAAGGAATAGTGAATTCCTTAACAGTATCGCCAGTTATATCGACAATAGTGGTTACGAAATCACCATAATCAGAGGGCATAGTAACTGGGTTGTAGGAGGCGTCAGGTATCCAGGAAATACCAAGACGCAAGGAAGTGAACTTTGAGGTCGAGATGTTGATGTGGAACTTCATCCCGCCACGCCAATAAGTTCCTAACATGGCGAGGTTGGCTAGAGGAGTCAAACAAAACTTTGTTCCAGAGTCAGTTTCATTGTGGCAACGTACAGGGCAAATGGGTATTCTAGCGACAATACTCATAACAGGGGCAGTTGCAGTGAACTCAAAACTGTCGAGTAGGGCAGGGAGCAGTTTGTAGTTCGAGAATTCAGAGTAATCCTTTGTACAGAAAAAGGAAGTCGTGTCAGCTACAGCATTTTCAGGGTCAAATGAGAGCATTTCAGTAGTACGACCTCCTCGTCCTATGGCAAGAGGTTCACCTTGAGTGGGTTGGAAGGGGGCTGTGTTTTGAAGGATAGTGGGCTGGGACAAACCAAAGAATG